TTTAAGCGTAACCACATTTAAATTAGATGAAGATGGGGATGGCACATATGAAGAAACTATAGCTACAACCGATTACGTGCTTTATCCCTTAAATGATACACCGAAAACATGGGCTGAAATTTCAAGTAATAGCGAGTATGGTGGGTTTGCTAGCGGGATAAAAAAGGGTGTGGAAATAAATGGGGTTTTTGGTTACGGCGATGGGAAAAGTGCTTCGCCTTACCATGATGCTGGGACTGATGTTAACGAAGGTTCAGGAGTGACATCAACAGCTGTTACAATTACAGTTGATGATGGTACTCAATTCGCTATAGCTCAAACGATTCGTATTGATAGTGAACAGATATATATTCAATCTATCTCAACCCATGTCTTAACCGTTAAACGAGGCGTGAACGGCACCACAGCGGCCACGCACGCTGACGACAGCGACATTGACATTTATGATTATCCCGAGCCAATTAGAACGGCTGTACTGATAGAAACAACTAGGCTATGGAAGCGTAAGGATGAAGGCTTTGTTACCAAGGTAATCGGCTCCTCTGAAACTGGTATATTGAAAGTCTATGATAAACTAGATCCGTATACTGTACAGGTAGTCGGACGTTATCGGAGATATGTATAATGTTCAAGATTGAAGTTATTGCTGCTCATGTAGTTAAAGACTTAAAAGACAAACCTGTATCAAAATCTATTGCCGCTGGTTTACGTAAGTTAGCATTGAAAGTCGAAGCTTTAGCGAAGAAAAGCACTGTATGGGATACAGGAAACTTGCGTTCTAGTATAACCCATAGTTTTGGGAAGAATGAAGCTCGTGTCGGCACCAATGTTGAATATGCTATTTACGTTGAATACGGCACGCCGAAAATGGAAGCTCGCCACATGGAAGGAGGATCAAAGGTATTAGGTCAAGGTATGATGGCATATACCATTACGCAAATGGACAAAGACTTACAAGATTTCGAGGTGCAAATAATAAAAGACGTTAAAGGGAAGATTGAGGGATAATGGGGCTTGAAGCGGTTGGAACTGGTCTAAAAACAGTTTTAAGTAACATCAGTGGATTGCGGATATTCGCACCGAACGAATTACCTGATGGTATCCCCGAGCTGCCCTGTTGCTTAATACTGCACGCTGGTACGAAATATAACCAAAGTTTTGGTGGCACTAGTAGTAAACAACAACATCGCTTCAGGGTTAAGATTGCTCTTACCAAACAGGATACACCGTCGGCTTTTAATAAGATACTTGATTATCTAGACATAACAGGTAGTTACTCGGTATATGCTAAGATTGAAGCTGATACTACGCTGGATGGTTCGTGTTCGGATAGCTGGATAATTGAGGACACGGGTCAAGGAGGCTTTATTTGGGGTGGAGTGACGTTTCTTGGCACCGAATTTTTAGTTGAGGCTTGGGAATAGGAGTTTGCAATGGTAGTAAAAGCGGCTAGTAATGCACAGATTTGGTTGGGAGGTTATGACTTGAGTGGCTTTGCCAATAAACTCACTCCAGAGTTGGGCGTTGAGTTTGAGGATGCCACAGTTTTGCAAAGTAGTGGGCACATATGGAATGTAACTTTACTTGATGACAAAGTAGGATTTGATGCCTTTTATGATGTTGCAAGTGGGGCGGTAACGGAACGGCTAAATAATATGAGGGGAAATACCGACCAAATTAGCCTGATATTCGGCACAGCCCAGTCAAGTAAGGCAATAAGTGGGGATGGAGTATTCCAAGATACATATCCAATAGAGATACCTGTAGAGGGTTTGAGTAAGGTTGTCGGTGACATTAAATTCACCAACAAAGCTACTACGGGTTATTTACTCCAACCTAAAGAAACGAAGACCAGCGACGGCAATGGCACGGGTGTTGATGGTGGGGCTTCTAGTTCAGCTGGTGCGGAAGCTTATCTGCACGTTTTCGCCTGTGGCGGTGATGATGGACTAATTGTGAAGGTGCAAACTGATGATAATTCTAACTTCACAAGTGCCACAGATTTAATAACATTTACTACAGCTAACGGGATAACATCACAAAAGAAAAGCGTAACAGGTGCAGTAGAAAGATATGTTAGAGCAAATTGGGCAGGCACGCCAACATACTCAGGCACTTTCGCCGTTGTTTGGTGTAGATTATAAAGGAGGATTGACAAAATGGGAGTAGAAGCTGGAAAAGATTGCGTATTCAAACTGGACGATAGTGGGGATACCCAACGTACGCTAACCACGTTTGTGACCAAAGTCTCCATGGATTTGAAAGGACATGGCTTAGTTGATGTAACGGCTATGAGTGCTAGTGGTCATACCTGGGCTAGTGACGAGTTAGAGGATTGCACATTTAGTGTGGACTTCCTATATGACGATGGTTCGAACACGGTATGGGATGTGCTGACAGGTATTCGTGGTTTTGCAACAGCCAGGGATTGGGAGATAGGTCCGAAAGGTACCACGGGAGGCTATCCGAAATTAAGCGGCACTTGTTTCCTGGAAGGTTTGCCGATAGAGGTTTCGATAGGTGATGTAATTCGTTTACCTGGGGTGCCCTTCCGTGTGAACGGCGCTGTCACAATTAACACTTGGTAATCCTGACTATGGAGGTAGTGCAGATATGGCAAAACTGAAATTGCCAGTAAGAACAGTTAGATTTAATTTGAAAGGCGATTACGAGGGCTGGTGGATGGATATGCGGACTAATCCGCCTATGGGACCATTTCTTGATGCTATAGTAGGTCTAAATAAAGCCGACAAGGATAAAGTGGAGGAAATACTTCCCCCGATGTTTGCCTTGTTGGAATTGGTGCTGGTTGATTGGAATGCTGTTAACGAAGAAGGCGATCCGTTAGCAAAAGGTTTAGAAGGTTTAAAACAATTACCAGTTGATATGTTGACTATCTTGGCTAATAATATCGCTGAACAAGTTACACTCCCAAAAGTGAGCAATGGGACTTAGCGGAGGGCTTATTAAAGGATGATAAGCCATTGCCCGCCTTATATATCAAGGCTTTACTATGTCAACAGTTCAATTTAACTCCAACAGAAGTCGAGGATAATTTTATGGAGTTGCTAAAGATGAGTGCTATGCTGAACATGGCTCATCAGCTTTTAAGCTCTTCGAAGGAGAAAAATGGCGGAAAAAGGTCAAGTTGATATTGTAATAAAGGGTCAGGATAAGGCTTCAAAAACCATGGAGACAATCGGCGGTAATGCGAAAACCATGGGCAACAAAATCAGGAAAGCTAGTGCAGTTATAAGTACGATTGCTACTGTGGGTGCTGCTAGCTTAGTTAAGCTAGTCAATAACTATAGCAAGGCTGGCGATGAAGTGGCTAAGATGGCCAAGAAAACTGGTTGGTCTGCAGAAAGCTTGAGTGAAATGCGCTATGTCGCCTCATTAGCTGGCACTGACATAAAATCACTCGGAAAAGCTTCCACAAATATGTCTAGGGCGATTACTGGGGCAAGAGACGGTCTGTCTACATACACTCGAAGCTTTGATAGGTTGGGCATAAGTGTTACCGATTTAGAGGGCTTGAAACCTGAGGAACAATTTTGGATATTGGCAGACTCCGTGGCTGACCTTAAGGACCACAACGATAAGGCGACCACAGCTATGGAGCTATTTGGGAAAGCTGGTCAAAACTTGTTACCCATGTTAGAGGAAGGCTCAGAGGCTATTGCCGAACAGAGGGAAGAATGCCACGAGTTAAATCTGGCTTTTTCTGACGAAGCAGCCAAGGCGGCCGAGTCTTTTGAAGATACTAAAACTAAGCTAGTGGGTGCTTTTGTTGGTATTGGAGGAGCAATAGCCGAAGAGTTAATGCCCCACATTGAGACCCTTATTAAAGCTTTGACTGAAAAACTAAAAGTAGTAATGCAATGGTTTTCTGAGCATCCCGAATTGAGAGATGCCTTTTTTAAATGGGGGGGAATTCTTCTAGGCCTAGCGATTGCTGGTGGTCCTATTATGATGTTTGTTTCTGCCTTAAGAGGGATGATTTTATCGTTAATTGCTGTAAAGTCACTGATGGGGCCTGCTGGTTGGTGGCTGTTAGCTGGTGCTGTAACTGCGGCTAGCATAGCGGTGGCTGCATTGGGAAGTGCCTTAGGGATGGGACCTTTGGGGTTTTTAAAGAATAAGGAAAAAGGCATGAGTACAAAGTGGGAACCAGAACCAGACTGGAAGGAGACATCTCCTTTTGGCACAACAGTTATTCCTATAAGAACAAAAGAAGGCAAATCGGAGGGTTTAAGTGTGCCCGCGCCTTATAAGAGTTGGGAAGAAGCTTATGAGGCGGGTCTAAGGCCGGAAAATATGCAATATGGTGGTGTAGTGCCTGGTCGTATAGGGGAACCGCAACCTATTATCGCCCATGGTGGGGAGCACTTTTTAGGACCTATTGGGAGAGCGGAAGCTGGCGGGATTAGTAGTGTTGTTGTTAATGTGTATGGTGATTTACTCACCGATGACGCATTGGAAGAAAAGATACGCTCAGCATTGATTAAGGTTCAAAATCGAAATGTTACGACAGGGATAGTATAATGGCGAATGAATTTGCTCATGTAACTGTTGGAGTCCAATATACTCAAGCTGAATTTGAAGCTGTGCAGAGACACAAATTTAATAGCCAAGCCACGGGTGATATAATGTATGCTTCATCGGCTGACCAATTATCAAGACTACCCAAAGGCACGCAGGGTTATCCGCTTGTCATGGGTGGATCTTCGGTGCCACAATGGGGCGGTTCTATACTTATTGAGGGCGGAACTTTTACCTTTAATGAAGCTGGTGCTAATTATGACTTTAGGGCAGAGAGTGTTAACAATCCTAATATGCTGGTAGTGGATGCGGGAGAAGATAGAGTTGCGATTGGAGGCGCAGCGTATTCGGGTTTCCTGAGTTTTCTGGAGGTTCAAGGCCATGCCAAGAGTGCTGATGCTGGCGAAGGCATCAGGAGAAGTCTATTTGGTAGTGACTATCAAGTAACTCCTGTTACCTCGGCTTCGATAGTGTGCACAGTAGAAATTCGTGAACCAAATATAGCTGGTGCTGTTACTCCAACTAAGGCGGCTTCCCTTTATATTCTCAATGCCCCAAGTGAAGGTGCTTCTAATGCCGCTATTTGGGTAAATGCGGGCGATATGAAGTTTGGTGGAAGTGTTGACTCGGCCTCCGTGGCTGACCAAGTGGCTTTAGGTGGATATGAAATATCTGCTGGTAATCGTGCTTTAGCAATCAGCCAAGAGGCCGCTGTAGCTGTTGATGCTGATGAAACTAAATTCTCCCATAAGCTACCAGTTCGTATCAATGGTTCTACATACAATATTATGTTGACAACTACATAATACATGGGGGTAATGCGAAATGAAACGGTTCAAGAACACCACATTGATTGGGCAAGGTGGAAATAAGATCCAATACGCCAAACAAAAAGAGGGTGCGGAAGGTAGTCCATGTAAAATATGCGGACAGCCTAATTTAGAATGGGTTGATGCCAAACTTTATAATATCCTAGCTGTCATTCTTAATAATACGCCTATAAAAACAATGCCCGATAGTATTCAAGGCGGGCGGTTAGCTGATGTCCTGGAAGAAGTTGAAAAGAAGAAGTTGGCATTTATTGAAATAGAGGAAGGTGTGCATGATTGGTTGAAACCAATCGTAAAAGAAATAGCCCCGCCGATATTCCGCCTTGGTGCCCAATATATTTATGACCACATTTGCGAAGGCTTTGAAAAGGCACACCAGCCCGAAAGGGAAAAGAGCAAGGCTAGTTAAGGCTATACTATTCGTTACTTATTTAAGGGGTCTAGATTTCGATTTGAGGGCTCCATATTTACTAAAAAAAAACTAAAGTGAGTTAATTCGTGCCTTCTAAAGATTTCCCATATACTTTTCCATTCTATTTTGCGGATTATACAAAGCCCGTTATTCAGGTGCGTGTGGCTTTTGGCAGTGACCCATTTGATATAACGCCAACCTGGACAGATATTTCATCTGATATTATTGCTTTCAAAACTAGGCGAGGCCGACAGCATGAATTAGACCGAATTGAATCAGGTACAGCCACGATTATATTAGATAATTCAAGTGGCAATTATTGGAATCTAAATGCTGGCGGAAGCTATTACCCGAATGTTTTACCTGGCAAGCGTGTTAATATTGGGGCTGATTTTCAAGGCACTAGGTATGACCTTTATACAGGCTTTGTGGAATCCTGGGCTCCTAGTTGGTTATCTAGGGGAGGCAAAGTGCCAATAGTTAGCCTTAATTGTGCCGACCTACTTGCGAACTTGTCTAGGTGTTTAATCAACAGTGCAGGGTATGCTCAAGAAGTAAGTGGCGATAGGGTCAAGAATGTGCTTGATGATTTGGGCTGGGTCGAACTATGCGGATGGGATATTGATGCTGGTCAAACAACATTGCAGAGAACAGATGCTTTAGTTAATGAAAACGCTTTGTCACATTTACATCTGTTGGAGACTACGGAACAAGGCATTGTCTTCCAAGCTCCTAATGGCGATATGGTATTCCAGGATAGGTATAAAAGGCTAAAGACACCATATACAGAAAGTCAAGCAACTTTCGGCGATGACAGCGGAGAGATGGAATATACAGGCTTAGAGCCGAGTTTTGATGCTACTTACATTTATAACGATGTTCGGATAGCACGAGAAGGAGGCGACGAGCAGACTGCGAGTGATGCAACTAGTCAGAGTACTTTCGGCAGGCGTTCTTTGGCACGTGACGGGCTTTTGATGACCACGGACGCTGTAGCATCAGACCAAGCCAACTATCTATTAAGCCAATATAAGGATCCAGCTTTACGGGCTCAAGGACAAGAAATAATGCCCGAAGCCAATTTCACAAACCTATTTCCTAAAGTATTGAGTTACGATATAAGTACCCGAATAACGCTACGATTGAACCAAGCTAGTATTGATAAGGATTATTATATAGAAGAGATTGCCCACACTTACGATGCCCGCAAAAAATCATCAGGGTGGAAGACAAATTGGGAATTAAGTGATGCAAAAGTAGTTGAATATTGGGCACTGAGTGTGTCAGGCTTTTCAGAGTTGGGCGATACAACTAGGCTTGGCTTTTAGGAATTTATATGATAACGGGTAACTCCTGGTTTCAAAGTAGTTGGGCTATCAGATGGGAACTTAAGGTTGTATCAGTATTGGTACAACATAAATTACCTATTATTTTAACTGTGAGTAGAGCCAAGCCCTTATTGGCTTATGTGGATCATGGACGGTGGATTGTTAGATGTGAATGTGGTGGGGCTGAACTTGCCTGGGAAGAAGGTTTGATGCTGTGTCATTCCTGTTTCAATTCAAAGCAGAGACAGCAATTAAGGCGCACCAAATTCCCATCTAATAGGCAGGCGATTGAAGTATTACTTATGAAACGACCATATGAGAACCGTAACTGGTTTTCATATGAAACCTTAAATGATTTAAAGACCGAAAATCTGGCACATGAAAAGGAACTATTAGAGGTTTAAGATGGCATGGACGACGCCGACAACAAGAACACCTGGCGACATAATAACCGCCGCTATTTGGAATACGGACTTAAAGGATAACTTAGTTTATCTGAAGACTGAGGCTGATAAGTTTCCAGGATTGGCAAAAATGACTTGGCTTGGAACGACGGTTAGCTTGTTATCATCGTTAAATGTTACCGCTAATGTTACATGGGCTAACATTGATATAACTGGTAGCTCAAGTGCTGCTACTAGATTCGCTATTATCCTTTTGCGTATTCACTTAGATTCGATTGGTGGGGCTGGTGAATTTGGAGTGTTAAGCGTTCGTAAAAATGGCGATACCCCAAGCCAAATGCCTAGAATTTCAGTTGACGCAGATAATGGCGATATTGCTGGTGCAGACCGATATCAAACGGTCATTGTTGGAACCGATACGGGACAGATATTTCAATATCAATATGCTGAAACGGGCACACTTCAAGTTGATCTTTTTATTGA